TTCTATCACTATCCCTGTGGATTGTGCAATAGTTAAAGGTAGTACATAAGGTACTGAGCTTTGATAAACTTGATAAATAAATTGCCCTTGCTTTAAAATAATATCTACAGGCTCATTAAGTACAAAAAGATTGTACCTTTCAGGATATGAGCTAGTATCAGCAGTAGTAAATAGCTGAGGCACACTAGCAGTATTCATCTCATTAGTGAACGCAAATAGATAATGAGGGGTGGGTACAGTTGTGACCTCTGTTAAGGTTAGCACTACTTGGTTAATCACGCCCTGCTCAATGTATATCATAACTATATTATATGATGTAAGGCAAATGTTTAGAAATAAAAAAAGCCCCACAATATGCAGGGCTAGTTTTAGAGAGGCAATAGATTAAATCAAGCCTAAAGCAGTGTAAGCTGCAGGTCCACCTGCTAACTGTACCTCTAGTGCTAGAAACTCATTCTCAGCTACCAAGGTAACAGTGTACTTAGAACCATCAGCTCTAGCAACACCCGATCCTTCTCCTGTAGCAGTCATCTGCAAGTAAGGGAAGTACCAATATTTGCCATTAGCATCTAATACTACACCTGATAAATACTGTTGCCCTGAAGCAAGTATCTTAAGTGCATTAGACTTAGCAGCTTCACGACGGTGAAATACTAAATTGATAGTCTGAGTAACAAAAGTTGAACCATTGATTAAATCAGCAGCCTGCTCTTCTGTATAGTTTGATGTATTTCTGCGAATGAAGTAATTATCAAACACTGTTAAAGCAGGTGTAACTGAAATAGCTGTTACCTCATAGCTAGGGTATGTAGTGTTTGCAGTAACTACGTTAATGTTATCTTGTGGGATAAACCATACTTGATAGATACCACCACTGTTATTATCGCAACTTTTTTGAATGCCCTCGAGGGCTGTACATGTTGGCATGTGTTTAAGTTTTATATAAAGGGGGTTGCCCCCCTCTATGAATTAATAATTAAGAATAATAAACGATATCACCTGGATTAACATAGTTAAATCCTACCTTCATGTTAGCACGTGTTCTGATAACTGGCTCAGCTACAGTATCTGCTAAGTTTACAGCACGTAGATCTGATGGATCACCTTCACCATCAAAAGCAAAAAGTAAATTATCCTTTAAAGTGATTACAAAAGTATTATTTGACATCCCTGGGCAAAGTACTATTTTGATACCTAAGTAAGTCAAAGATAGGTCCTGAGTGATAAATGCATTAGTGTTACCTGTAGCTACACCTAATCGGTAGATATTAACCAATTGAGTTGGTAGGTAGATACGTAAATCAGCAGTACGTGATGCAATAGCTGCAGGAACCAAAGCAAAAGCAGCTTCTAATTTTGCACCTAATCCAGTAACACCTGAGAATGTAGTAATAGGGCCTGTACCACCTGAGATAACAGGAGTAATTCCAGGACCAGGAGTAAGACCATTACCAAGTAAAACCTCATAACCATCACATAAAGCAAGTGCAGGCGTTGCTGATCCTACATCACCTTGCCATCTTAATGACTCAATTTGTCCATTAACTGCATTAGCCATCTCACTCCAGTAGAAGTTAAAGAAGTTAGCTACAGTGAAATCACCATTAGAACCTGCTGCCATTTGTAAAGATACAAAAGACTGCTCTAAGTCAAACTGGCAAACCTGAGCCATAGCAGAAAGAGCACATACGTCTACTTCTATTGAGCTTAAATCATCAGTGTTTAAGTTAGGGAAGTTACATGGGGATGCAGCTAATAATCCTGAACCAAAAGTAACTGTACCAATTTTAGTTTTGTACTTAATACCTGGTAAAGTACGGAAGTTGTCTGCTATCTCACTACCTCCTAGGTAAGCTTGAGCATAAAAAGCATCAGCGTTGGGTGCAAGAGCTGCACTTGCGTCAATTGTTAAATCAAATCTTAGTTTTCTCATTTTGTTTTTTATTTGTTATTGTTAAATTTATTAAACATACTTAATTTTTGTTGTGCACTCAAAGCCACAACCTCTTCTACCACATCCTCTTCACTATCAACAGCCATAGCATCTTCTAATTGTGCTTTTAGGTCTGCTATCATAGCTACTAAATTATTTACTTCTGCATCTAATGCAGGCTTAACTATTGCTAGTATTGCCTCAGCATCTAATACAGGATCTACAGCCATTGTCTCTTCCTCTACAACTTCCTCTTCTACTACTGTATCTTCTAGGGCTACCTCTTCTGAGGCCTCCACTACTTCAACATCACGTATCTCAATAATCTCACCGCCTTTTACAACATAGATCTTATCCTCGATAGTGTGCTCTCCATCAGGTAATTTGTTCATATTTATATCTGTTTTTAATTGTGTTACCTCTTTTAATTTCATACCTAAGTATCCCTCTATTGAGAATCCTACCTGATCATTATCTACTAGATGGTTGTAATACTCAACATCAGTTACCTGTGCTGTTACCATTAGTGTACCTGTAGGTACTTCTATACCAAAACTAGAATATGCTTTATCTTTTAGGGGGCTATCTACAATCCATGCTTCCAAAATATATGCTGGCACAGTCTCAGTAGTATCATGCTCTAAATTGAATAAGTCTTTATTAGACATATCCTTCATGAACTTAGAATGTATCTTCTCTATCTCTTCTTTAGTAAACTTAACATAGTACTCTTTGCCATCCTCATCATCTTTACGATAGATCTCCATAGGTATAAGAGCAGGTGCTACTATTCTATATTTTACAGCATCCTTAAATACCATAGGCTTAACCTGAGAATTGAAAGCCATACCCATTACTTTGATAGCAGGAGTGGATGTAAAAGCTATTTGTTCTATCCCTAAATCCTCCCCATTTTCAGAGTATTCAGGATCTATAGTAATTTTGTAAATAGGTAAATTATCTTTTGCCATACCTATATTAAATAAATTGTATATTTGTAAAAAAATTAACTATGATAACTATTTTAGGTAGGGAAATCCCTAACAGATTAGATGAGCTAACCATCGAGCAGTTTGAGAATATCACTGAGCTTAGCAATAACAAAGAGATAGATCCTATTGATAGGCATCTGCAGATATTTGCTAGCTTAGGCATCCCTGAGAAGGAGTTCTTTGATTATGATGTAGCAGATTTTATTGATCTTGTTAAAGACTTTAACTCCTCACCTAAGATAGAGTATCCTACCATTGAAAACTTAGAGGTGGAAGGGTATAACTATACAGCTAAAATGAAGTTAACAGTAAGAGATACTAAGCTCATTGAGAAGATAGCCATTAACAAACCTAAAGGATACGTATCTGAGATAGCAGCTATTATGTTTAAGCGTGATGATCTTACACCTGCTGAACACTATGCAGATGCACACATCAAACACAAGGCTAACCTGTTTAAAAAACTTACAGCAGATATTGCCATCCCTTATCTTATGTTTATTGCCACCAAAATAAATCATCAAGTAGATGCTGGACCAGACACCCCTACAGATAGCCCTGCCGAAGCAGTGGAGTGATGTAACTGTAGAGCAGTTTATTGAGATAGCTAAAATAGATAAGAGCTTAGGGGCCTGGTATTATAATAGTGAGGTGCTGTATATTCTTACAGGTGAGGATATAGATGACATGGATATAGATGAGTGCACTAAGATAGTATCAAAGTTTAAGTGGGCCCTATCTCAACCATCTACTAAATATAAGCATGAGCTCTTAGGGATGCAAATCAAACCATTAGCGAAGCTGTGCCTCTTTGAGTATATAGATCTAGATTATTATTTCACTGAAAATTATGTATACAATATAGATAAGATATGTGCTATTTTATTTAGGAAGTCTAAGCTAAATGAATGGGATGAGGTAATCTTAGAGCCTTATGAGTATGATCTTAACAATAGAGCTGAGCTGTTCTTAGATCTACCCATCACAGATGTCTATGGTCTTATCAATGAGTTCCTAAAGTTTAGAGATAATTTTCTAAAGGTATATTCTAATTTATTTGGTGAAGAAGATGAGGAGCTAAGTGATGAGGAGAAAGCAAAGCTAACACCTGAAGAGAAAGCAGAGGAGGAGGATGAGAAAAAGAATAGTAAGTGGAGCTGGGAGCGGATGATATATGGGCTCACAAATAATGACATCACAAAGAGTGAAGCTGTAGGAGCTCTACCCCTTACCTATGTATTCAATATGCTAGGTATGAAAAAAGAATTAGACATCTAAAGGAAAGCCCTGGTTAAAGTCGGGTGGTGCATAAAGTGCCTCAAATGTATATACTAGTTTTTGATTTTTTTCTAATACTGCTACAGCTTCTAGCAATGGATATGTTTTTAAAAGCCATTCAGTATACTGAGAATATATTTCAGCAGTGATACCTGCTTCTGCTAAGGCAATAGTAAATTGAGATACGAAATCTCTAGGGGCTATACTACCCCCATTAGGACCATAAGCATTAGCAGTTTGTGGCACCCCATTATTTAAAAAGATAAAGTAATAAGCTGCTACTATTTGTATCTCTAATTTTTCAAATCCTGTAATCTTTGCATTAATTCTTATTGAGCTAACAAGTGTACCTTCAGGATCTATAAGTTGAGCATCAACTATCTTTTTAAGTAAAGCAGTCATCCTCCTACGTGTAGGATACAGCACATTAAATTCTCCATTTTTTGCGTATGCCATCTTAGTAAGTCATTAAGTTAAGCATCCAATTACCCCACCATCCCATAACTATATTATATTATCAAAGTCAAATGTTTAAATAGGAACTGCACAGTCAGTCCAG